GAGATTATTCAAACAAACATTACAAACAACAAATGAATAAATACCCAATATACATAGTATCAAAAGGTAGATGGAAAAAACCTATCACCGCCGCATTATTCAAGGAATTTAATATGAATTTTAAGGTGGTCGTTGAGCCACAAGAATACGACGACTATTGTAGAGCACTCGGTGAAGAATATGTATTACAATTACCCTTTGCGAACTTAGGTCTTGGTTCATATCCAGCAAGGAACTTTTGTTGGGAACATAGCAAAGAACAAGGACATAAAAGACATTGGGTATTTGATGATAATATATGGAGGTTCCGTAGAATTGTTAAGGGAAAAAGAATACCAGTAAATCCAAACATAGCGATTAAATGTCTTGAAGATTTTATTGATAGATATGAAAACATCGGTGTAGCGGGATTCAACTATTCAACATTTGTAGTTCCTGGTGCCAGCGATAAAAAACCTTTTTACCTCAATGTCCATTGCTACTCGGCTATGATTATGGATAATGATTTACCTTTTAGATGGAGATTAAAATATAATGAAGATGTGGATTTATGTCTTCAAGTGCTACACAATAACTATTGTTCCATATTGTTTAATGCGTTCTCGGTGGATAAAGTATCAACATCACAAATGATGGAGGGAGGAAACCAAACAGAATTATATGTAAATAACTCACACGATAAAAAAATATTAAAGGTTATGTCGTTAGATGAAATATGGAAAGAGGAAGGATATGTGAAAGCAATTATGCGTTATGGAAGACCCCATCACTTCGTAGATTGGAAGGCACATTTTCATACACCCCTGATTAGAAAAAAAGATTTTAATTGGGACGAATTAAATAAAATTGATAATTACGAAATGGAATTAAAACAAATTAAACCAACCAAAAATAAACTATTGGAAGAGTTTTATAAAAACGAAAGAAGCAACTAAATTACAACTATTATGGGATATAAAGATATAAAACCAAGATGGAAACCTGGAGAGAGTGGAAATCCTAAGGGAAGACCAAAAAAACCAGTCCTCACTATGAAAGTGGAGGGGTATAAACTCGCAGAGATAAATGATACAATACAGATGATGGTGGGTATGACCGCAGGGGAATTATTGAAGGTGTGGGAAAATCCAAAAGCAACGATACTTGAAAGAACAATAGCATCAGCATTACGCAAGAGTATTGAAAAAGGAAACCTTGATAGTGTTGAAACATTATTAAATCGTGTATATGGAAAACCTAATGAGAAGGTGGATATTACCACGGCGGGTGAAAAAATAAATGAACCAAGAGTTCAAATAGAAATTTTAAGAGGCAAAGACGAAACTAACAATGGTTAAAATACAAACGACAAAAGTATTTGAGGAATTACACACCAGCGATAAAAGGGTAAATGTGTTTCAGGGTTCATCAAGAGCATCCAAAACATATAACATACTAATTTATTTTATATCCAGATTATTAAACGAGGATAATAAAACATTATCACTTGTTCGTAAAACACTACCCGCATTAAAGGGGTCAGTGTTGAGGGACTTAAAAGAAATCCTAATAATGTTTGAGGTGTTTGATAGTAATGACTGGCATACAGGAGATGGTTATTATAAATTAGGGACGAATATTATAGAGTGGTTCAGTGTTGATGATGAGACAAAATTGCGTGGTCGTAAAAGAGATTATTTATTTATCAACGAGGCAACAGAAATTAGTTATGATGAGTATATTCAGTTGATTTTAAGAACGGGTGGTATGGTTGTTATGGACTTGAACCCTTCATTATGGAAGAGTTGGATATATGACCTTGAAGGACAGGACGATGTGAAATATACTATAACAACATATAAGGATAATCCCTTTTTACCACAAATACAAATAGACGAAATTGAAAAATTAAAACAAAGAGACCCGAACCTGTGGAGAATATTTGGATTAGGACAAAAAGGCATCCCAACCAAAATGGTATTTACACATCAACAATACTATACAGATTTACCACAAGGAGCAAAGTTATTAGGGTATGGTATTGATTGGGGTTATAGCGACCCCTCCACGCTCGTTAAGGTGTCCAAAATGGACGAGAATATATTTTGCCAAGAGTTATTATACCTTCGTAATACAACCATCCCAGATTTCATCTACAAGATAAAAGATTTAGGGTTAAATAATACAGATGATTTTATTTGTGATTCAGCAAACCCACAAGCAATAGAGGAATTAAGACGCAATGGGATAAACGCAAAACCTGTTAAAAAGAATTCCATATTACACGGCATAGATTTAATTAAAAGAAATAATTTATTTATACATAATGATAGTATAAATCTCCAACAAGAATTATTTTCTTATATTTGGAAAACAGATAAGAATAATAATAACCTTGACGAACCAGTTGATAGTGATAATCACTTAATAGATGGTATAAGGTATGTCCTTGAAATGAAAATAGGCAGAAACACAGGGGTTTATATTTATTAAAGGGTGATAAACAAAAAAATATATTTATAGATATGACGACGCAGTTCATAGAACACAAAGGAAAGAAATATCCCATCAAAGAACCAACCATTAAAGTTTGGGCTGATGTGATGAAATTACAGGGTATATTAGACGAACAAGAAATGTTTGTTAAAATATTAGAAATAAGCACAGGACTTACACAAGAAGAAATACTATCGGCTGACCCCGCTGAAATTCTTGTAGCAGGGAAACAAGTATCAAGTTTCTTAAACCAACAAGATAAAAAGGTCGTTAAAGAATTTATACATAATGGGGTTGAATATGAATTTTTAGATATTGGTGATTTAACCTTTGGTCAATTTATAGACATAGACACCTTCCTCACAAAAGACGAAACATACAGAGCACAAAACTTAAATGAATTAGCGGCATACCTTTACACAGAGAAGGGAAAAAAATATGGGGAAACAAAAATTAAAAAAAGAATAAAAGATTTTGAGGATTTACCGATTAAATACCTTGAAGGCTCTGTTTTTTTTTTGTTGAGTTCAGCAAAACTATCCGCAGAGATTACCACGCTTTATTCCCAGAGCAGGTTGCTATGGACGATAATGAAACTAAAAATAGTTTTCAGGCTCATTGGGGCTGGTATTCAGCAGTCAGCACATTATGCCAAGATAAAGTTAGGGACTTTGATTACGTTTCTAATTTATCCCTTTATCAGTGTCTCAATCATTTATCTTACCTTAAAGACCTTGCTCAAGAAAAAGAAAAACTAATAAAATTAAATGAGTAATCCTTTATACATCAATTTTAAGAATATTGCGGATGACCTACAATATATGGTGGAGCATCACAAACAAATCAATTCGTATGGTTTAGGTGATACAGACCAATTGAGTTATTGGACACAAATTAGAGACCAAGAACCTAATAACACTTTTGAGTCTCCTATATTTCCATTACTATACATTGTTCCTGGTAGATGTGAAAACAATATACAATATAAAAAGTGGGAATTTAATTGTGTTATGTTGGATATTGTGGATAGGGATTTAACAAACCAAGTGGATGTGTTTAGTGATACACTACAAATGGTTCAAGATGTGGTCAGTCAATATAGATTATCGGTGTGTGATAAGTATGGTAATTTTAACCTTAATTATTATGTTGATGATACGGTGGTATTTGTTCCGTTCTTTGAGGAGTATAGCGACTTGAATAATGGATGGAACGGGATAATGAAAATAAACACCACAACACCACTTGATAGATGCGCCGCAGCCTTTAATACCTTTACAGGAACAACAATATATCACGACACAATAAACTTTAAGACATTCCACGATGATTTTAGATTATTGGCTGATTATCACAAACAATTAAATTCATTTGGTTTTGGAAACTATGAGGATTTATCTTATTGGACGGAGAGTAGATTAAAACAAAGCAACCCTACATTTGAGAGTCCGTTTTTTCCATTACTATATGTTGTCCCTTCCAACGCAGAACAAAGGATAGAACAAAATGGTTCGTCGTATATGGAATATGAATTTAATTGTATTGTGATGGATATAATAGATAGGGATTTAGCCAACCAAGTTGATGTATTAAGCGACACCAACCAAATATTAGATGATATTATATCACAATTTAGATTATCAGTCACAGAAAGTTTAGGGTGTTTTAATTCCAAATATTATCTTGATGAAACAATTGAGATGATTCCGTTTTTAGAAAGGTATAGTGATTTATGTGGTGGGTGGAATGCGATATTAAAGATTAAAGTAATGTCTCCACTTGATAGATGTAATGCGGCATTTAGACCATTTGTGACTCCAACAACCACCGCAACACCTACACCTACCCCAACTAATACTAACACACCTACTCCGAGCATAACACCTACACAAACTAATACCCCAACAAATACACAAACCCCTACAACCACAACTACTTTAACATCAACTCAAACAAATACGCCTACC